GCTTCAGCATCTCGATAAGGTTACGCATTAGTTTCTCACTGTCTGAATTACTTTCTCGGCTGAACGCCCAACAACGTAGCCACCCAGACCTAACTGTAACAGGGTCCAGGCCTCATCGCGTAATGGATTTGGTAGCCAGCCCAATGCGTCACCAACGGCTAATGCTAGGAAAGTTAACATTGTAATCGGTCGCCAAGTAGCAGTTATCCAATGCTCTGACTTAGCCTCTGCTGATACGATCTCAGCCTTGGCTGTCATTATTTCACGTTCGTATTTGAGAGAGGAATCTAGGACTAGGGCTTGTATCTCTAGCAGGCGCCTGTGTTGTTTAATGCGTTCTTCTTCAGACGTGTGTAGCTCGTCGATCAACTCAGCAGCGGGTTTGAATATCCCCGCTATTAAATCGATGAAGCCCACTAGATGCCGCCTTTAATCCACAACCCAATCACGCCCATAACACCAGCCATAATAAGCCGTTCAATCCACTGGTTCTTGGCTATGGAGATTTCTATTGCTTGCAATCTTTTCTCGTGCCCTTTAACTTCTTCTTTAATGAGTGACTCGACGTTATCCAATCGCTTATGCGCCCTATCAATACTGGTGTGAGAGTTAGCCTGGCGTTGTTCCAAGACACTGAGTTTTTCTAGCGATGATGCTATCGAGTTTAATGCAGACTTCATGTCCCTTAGATCATCAGCCATAGCCTCTTGCTGTACTTGTAGCTTGGCTACTGCCGATTCAACAGACATAAATTACCCCTTAATCTGCTTTAAATTATGTAAGACAACAATAATATAAACGCCATTCAATAACCAAACAACCCAGTGGTCAAAGACCAATAGACCAATGATGATTATTGATAACGACTTCATGACTATTAAACCTTGAACAGGCCCAATCATTCTAAAGACGTAGTTCAATAACGGATTCATCTCGCGCCCGTTCATCTTCAAAGCCGTGAGGGTAGTCCATGAGTCAGCGACTTGTAAGAGTATGAACAGTAGGAAAGCTATCATCGCGCCACCGAATTCTTAAATGGACTCTCGGCAAATGCCATGTATATGTATGTAGACCCAGATGCGTTGTGATCTGTGTTCGGATTTAATATTTTAAAACCATTAGATAGTAGGTCTATACTTGTTCCACTTGACTCTGCGAGGTCTAAGTTTGGATAAAGCGCTGGATTGTCTCCGTTGTAACCTTCTCGTTTATTGTCAGCCAATATCCAATTTCCAGTTCCTCCTATTGCTCTTTTATAAAGAACAAACGCAGGTTTAAACCCTGTATAAACAAATGGTCCATCCGCTGATCCATTGCCGACATAAGTTCCGATCTTGCTGAAGCCTTCAACCTCTGCAAAGCAATAGGCAATATGCGGGTCACCTGCGCTTCCGTATGAGGTAAATACACTGCTTGTTGGGCTTGTGTTATTCCAAAAAAAACTGCTTGTGACTGCGGCAGATGTCAGGTTTAGATATATTCCCTGTGTGTTTCCAAGACTTTGGTGATAAACAGACCAGTTTGTTGGCACATTTCTTGTTTTGGCAATTATTAAATTTGGGGCAACACCTAACCCATGACCAATAGCGTCAGGATTTGTTGTTGCAGTGTACGAAACAATACTAAACCCAGCGTTTACGTTAGCACTAACCTGTGAAGTGATTGATCCGTCTGTATTAGATACTGCTGTGCCGCCAGCTTTCCATACCCACGCAACCGAATTACCAGAAGGTGCTGAATAAGTAGTCTCTGCCGCAGTAGTGTTTGACTGAAGAACACCTGTGCCTCTGACAGTATCAATAAGCTGGTGGTTGTTTGAGTTGGCTCGGTCTTTAATCCACACCAAAGAGCTATCGAAAACAGCTTCTGCCGTAGCCTTTATGTTAGCGCCTGTGTCTAGCACCACATTAAACTGAGTCTCGCTGTCTACAATAGTAGGTTCAGGCAGGTTGTCAGTGCATAGGGCTAGATAGCCTGTAGGTGGAGTGTAGTAGAAGTCACCAATGCCGTTAGCGTCTGTGTTTCCTTGACGTGTTTTGATTCCTGCGAATGATGAGTCGGCTCCTGCATTTACAGTAAGGAGCCAGTATCCACTGACATCTCTATATGGCTCCGCAATCATCTTATAAGTTCCACTGGGCGTAAATGTTCTATCTGGATTTGCCCCAGTGTCTGGATCGCCACTACCGTTCCATACACCATCTTTACCAACCCACAACTTGCCAGCATCAAGATCAATGGCAATCTGCATAACCGTGCCTACTGCGCTTCCGCTAAAACCCAATGCACTAAACGCGCCCTCACTATAAGCAAACCAAGAAGTGCTACCAGTAGAATATGTAGCTCCAAGACGATCAGAGCCATCGTGCATGCCAAAGATTCCGGCTGCTCCATTTCCCGAATAACTAAAAGCATTTAAGGTGGTCTCCATATACCACTTTCCAGAAGAAACACCAACTGTGCCGTATGCAATAACATCGTCCCCTGGTGGACTTGACAAAAAAGTCTTTAGGTTGCCTTCTGAAAGAATTAGGGCAGCCGACTTATCTAAAGGATTCAAGACACTAAAGTTATTCGTAGGCGTATCAAGCATCTGATCTGTGCTTGCTAGGTTAGTAGGCGTCCAATCGTTAGTGTTGCCGCTTGTGTCATCGCCTAGTGCAGCACCGTCTTTAAACTCTAAATAGAATCCGTTAGTGCCGTATGTGCCTTCGTATTTCTTAGGTGACCACTCGCCTGTTACTGAATCAATCTTACCGAAAGCGTTAGGGGTTAGGGCTTGACCGTCTATGAAGTTGACTTCTGCCATGTAGCCGTCAAAAAAATCAGTGGGCTGAGGTTGCGATCCTATTGTATGAGGATAAGTAGTATTTACTGTTAAATCTTGATTTAACGATGGATACGTTGCTGTGGAAAATGAAGTTACCTGCTCTCCGTTGACATATATTTTAACTCTGTCGGATGCGGTTGCTTGGGTTGTATCCACTACACAAATTAAATGATACCAACCAGAGGTGTCTCTTAGCTTTGCGCTACTGCTTACAATTCCACTAAAAGAGTCTAGAAACCTAATTTCATCATCATAAAAGTAAAATAAACCATACGGAGCTAAGCTTCCGTTTCTAGCTTCAAACAACGTATAAAAACCGGAAGCGGCAAGATTCCCACGCTTAACCCAGCCACTCCATGTCCACGTCTTACGGTTACCCGCTACACTTGGTGTACGCGTTAAAATAGCTGAGTCGTTATCGTTGAAGCGTAGCGAGTTAGTAACAGAAAATCCCCCGCCACCACCACCTAGAGCCGCGATCTCTTGAAATAGGTTAATGCCGAGGTCAATCATATTAGTACACCGCTACAATGTTGGTTGCGTCAGTTCCAGTGGAATAAACTTTTAATATCCGAACAGGTAGGATAGAGCCAGCTAATACACCCGTGAAGGTAACTGTATCACCGCCCAATGTATCCACCTTAATAGCGCCAGCGCCACCAACAAACAAAGCACGAGCCGCGTGTGTTAGGTTAGCTGAGTCGTTAGGGGTTACAGCAAAAGCGTTACTTGCTGGTGCATCATATCCGCTTGCGTCTTTCATGGTCATATTTAACTCCTTGCTGTTTTAGCAGCGTCTTTAAAATCTTTAGCAGTAGGCGCACCTTTAGTGCCAGGCTTTCGCATACGCTCACCAGAACCAGAAGCAATTCGCTCCCGCTTCTTCTGTATGTAATAGTATAAACCTTTCTTGGGTTTTCTCATAAACTCACCACTTACTCTTGTTATACCCAGATACATTTATTCTTTTAAGTAGAGACTTAGACATTCCATTCAACTTCCAATGATCTGGCAACACTTGCCTGGCATGATTTAATAATCTCGGCCTTACAGTGGATAGTCTCTGCTGCCGTGTCACCATCTAGTGACAGTGTAACAACGTCAGTGGCTATAGTAACTCTTACCCTTCCACCAGTAATTGGGTCGCTAACAGAGGTGTATCTTTTCCCAGATAGAACAGCGGTGGCTCCACTTTGACCATTTAAAAGAAACTCTAAAGTACCACTGTAGTCACGAACATTATTAGCCATATGCAAGCGCACCAGTATTACGCCATCTACACTGGCTTGACCAAAGGTAATCACTGCGAAATCTGTTTGCGCTGTTCCTGCATGCCATAATTCTCTAGTCGTCAAAGATTGACTGCCAACAACGTACTGGCTTGAGTCATTAACCCAATGCCTAATCTGACCTTCTACACCAGTGCCGACAATCTTATTATCAAAGTCTTGCACATCATAAGAAGTGTTATACACCAAAGCGTAGTCAGCGTTACCGTTTGTTTTAATATAGTTGTTTGAGACTCTGACATAATCCATGTTCGATCCTGTCGAAACAAAGAAGTCACAGCTATTATTTGTTCCAGATGGCGGTGTCAAAGTAGACCAGCTATCGGTAACAATGTTTCCATCAATAACAGTGTAATCCCCATCTCCAACCAGAATCGACATACCAGCGCCTTGGGTCTCGCGGATAATGTTGTTCTTAATTGAGCAGGTTAGATAGTCGTTAATGTTTATTCCTTGGAACGATTGGAATAATTCATTGCCAGCTATATAAACATCCCCAGCGTCATCTAGATTAATGTCAACTCTGTTTAGCTTGTTGTTTGTAATAGTAATCGTTCTAAATCTATCGCTAGAATCAGTAACATCAGTATGAATAATAATTGAGTTACCCGCTTTAACTGGATCGTTCTTACTAATAAACGAGTTTCCATCAATTAAAATATCAACATTGTCTGGCGCAGCGTTTGTGCTGCCGTCATAAATCTTAATAATGTTATCGCTAAATGGAGCCGCAGTATCTAGGTTTAGGTAGTTGTTGTTTACAATTTGTAAATTGCTAGTGTGAGATTGAGTGGCATCTCCAACCCTAATGATATTAATAAACCGACCAAAACTATTTGCAAGATAAGAGCCTGAACACTCCATTAAATTGCCAGAAAATAAATAGTTATATCCTACCGATTCGGTTCCATAAAATCCCTGTGAGCCAATGTTAGCTACGTCTGGCCCCACGCCACCTGTTACGTCACGCGTAATGTCCATGATTTTATTATTGATAAAACTGTTGTAATCCGATCCTATCGTACAACCAGAACCGTGAAACGTGCAGTTCGCATAAGTCGAATGCTCTACGTTACCGTGAAAGTCGCCAGCAAACGCACCGTTCTGAGATGAAAGCGTACAGCCAGTTACGATAATGTTTCGGTTGACAATGTTTAAGCCGTCAGCCGCGCCACCGACACTTATTGCGTGCCATCTTGAAATACCATTACAGTTGTCAACTCTAATTCGTTGCGAGTTTCCGATTAGGAAAGGGTACATATTAAATGTAACACCAACATAATCAGCAATCTTGTTAGAGCAATTAGATACCGAAACGTCATAGCAGTTGTGCAGATAAATACAAGAATATCCAGCTGATAAATTTACGTTAACATTATCAATATTACACTGGCGCCCAAAGTGAATATCAATACCAACAAACAAACTACCAGTTGAGATAATGTCAAAATCTTTTAGTGAAACACTGATTGTGGATACTTTGTAAAGTTTAGAAGTTGCAGACCCATAGGCATCGTAGAAACTTTCATCGAACGAAACTTCTGCGCCACTAACATAGTTAACAGTAAGGTATTCACCTTTGTAATAGTTTGCCCTTCTTGATGAATAACTAAAATCGTTATCGTCCCAGATCGCAAATAAATCATCAGCCGCAAACCCGTGACCAGAAGATGAGAATGTGTATCTTCGATCACCAGCGGCAATAGCGTTTGAGTTTGATTCAATCAGTGTTCCACCGCCACCGTTAAAATCAAATGCAGCTTCATCATCAGCTAAACCGCTAACGTCAATCTTAGTGTTCGGCCCATCACCATAAATAAAGATATCTCGGGTTACAACGATGGGAGAGGATAGCGCATAAGTACCAGATGGAATGTAGATAGCCTTAGCACCAGAAGCCACAGCCGCAATAAATGCCGCAGTAGCGTCAGTGCCATTACCAAGAGCGCCAAAGTCTTTAACCGAAACCGTGTCATCTAGCCTGGCTTGTACAGTTCTTTGAACCGATCCAGTGTAGCCAGCTTTGTAAAGTGTGCTACTTGCGTCACCAACCGTAGTAGCGATTGTTTCAACGTTACCACTTGCGTCAAAGGTTAAGACTTTATTCGCCCGAGCAGCCGCAGCGGGTAGCTCCATATTGATTGAGTCAGCATCCGTAATCGGCTTTCTTACTGCTCGCGTATCAACTTCTTCATTCTGCTGTACCGCTAGCCATAATCGATCAAAGTCAGCGTTTACCTCAGCCGCTAGAAAATCACCAGACGTTTGATAGTCGGTCGTTCTTTCATACGCCATGTCACGATACAGGGTAATCGTGTCGCCAGCAGTAGCACCAGAAGTAAAGGTAATGTTTCCACCGTTGTTATTACCAACGCCAGATACCGTGTAATCAGTGCCTTCAGATAAGGTTGTGCTGTTTTGTACTACAACAACATCGTCCTTGTTGAAGATTTCAAACGTGTATGGAAATACCGTCTGCCCACTGGTAGCGGTATACTGGTCTCTGCTTGTGTTGTCTGCTACTGTCATAAGTCACCCACCTTTTCTTCTATTGTATCAAAACCTTGTCTAATAAACGTCAAGTTTTGGTACGGTATTAAACGTCTAAGGGCTCTCGTGTCAGATTCACCCCAACCATCTTCTGCTAGTCCAGCATTTGCTACTCGCAACGAAGTATCCAATAAACTGCCAACGGTAGGCCCAAGCAAATTTTCAGACATACTTCTTGAAACAAATCGTGCCGCGCCTCTTTCAATTCCAAGCAAAGGCCTTAGCCCAAAGTTATTGCTAGATAGTTTCTCTAACGTATTGTTAATTTCCATTAGGCTTCCAAGAACACCAGCCCTATCTATGCCCTCTACAATTAACTCTACAGGGTCATCAGATATTTCTCGCTTGGCGTCCCACTGTTTAAACGCGTATGCCATTGTTCCAATGCTAGTTAACATTAATACGCCAGCTACCGCATTATGATCTTGCCCTTGCAATGCGCCAATCAACATTCTTTGTGTGGAAGCAAACATAAACGAACGGAATTGAAATATTGTCTTACCTAGCTCGCTAGACATAAACAATGGCTTTTCTTGCCCTGGAACAACAATTACTCGATCAGATTCTTTTCTAATTGCTGCCGCCCACATTTCATAAAGAGCAGGTGAGTCCCAGTTTTTAGCATTAGATATCCACACGCCGTCTACTTTTTCAGCGTGTTTTTTTAGCTGTCTAGCAATGTTTTCAGCGTTGGCATTATCAATACCCAGCCGAGCAAGGCGCTTGTCAATCTTGCCTTTTAGTAGGTCATCAATAACCCCGTTCTGCATTGTTACTGCGTGAAGTTGTTTAACACCAGCCGTCCAATAATCCATTAAATTGATTCGACCAAAGTTATCAGTCATAGACTGTAATCCACGCTCAAATGCTGTGCCTGGCTGTGTATAGTCAACAACATCAGCGATAATTTGAGATCGACCACCCATTAAAGCGTCAATTCCAACACCGTATCTTTTGGCTTCTGCAGCAGAAACTTTAAATGTTTTTAAATTTTTAGCTAGTGGCAATAAGCCTTTTGAGAATGTTCTAGCAACACCCTCTGCCATAAAGATTCGGGCAACGTCTGGAACGGATGAGGCGACAATGCCACCCATGAATCTAAGATAATTAAGATTTCTTGACACGCGGCCAGCACGAACCCAGATGTTATTAGGGTCAACATCACCATACACGCCACGAATTCTATCTCTCATAGCGGCAAGGTCTTTAATATCTGCGTCATACTCCGCTACTAATGCAAGGCGCTCTTTTTCAGTTTTGGCATTATCTAAAGCGGTTTTATGCCATGCTTCCATTTCTTTAAAAGCATCGGTCATTCCAACATCGCCAAACTTTTTGGTAAGTTCTAAGTCGGCGGCAGTCTGTCGAAGATACATACGCCCCAAGTCTTCAATATTGTTATCCATGAACTTCTCTACCATATTATCTGGTATCTGAAATACACGAGACTTTAGCGGCCCCCTTAGACCACTAGCGCCATTGAGACCTCCAGACTTTGAACCTTCACCCATTTTCCAATCATAGGGAAGTTTGCCATCTGGCGTCCCCATAATCCTCTGGGCTATCTGTCTAGCGATATCTTCATAGTCAAAATCTTCAAGCTCTTTAGCTTCTTTAAACTCTGCCTTATCAATAATAGCTTGTAGCTTTGTTCGTTCGGCTCCAGTTGCGTCAACAATCTTTATTCTTGCATCTTGGGCTTTAGAAAATAGATTTAAGTCTTCGTCTTTTAGCCACCTAGACACTACTTTTACAAAGTCTGGAAGCTCTGCTGCCACTTTGTTTTTGTTCCATCTGCGGTTTAAATAATTAACAGCGGTAGTAACATCAACGTCTTCAGGCAACAGCTTAGTTTCAATCAACTCATTTTTAATAGGATCGTACAATTCTTTTTGCCAAGCCTTGGCTGCCGCCTCAACTTCTGGAATATCGTGCCGACCCTCGCGTATGGCTGTAGAAACAGCCTCATTGAACTGCAAGCGCTTCATAGTACCTTTGCCTTTGTTGCGCTTCCTGTACGCCCTAAACGCGTCTGTATGCGCCTGCAAGGCGGCATTGTAGTAACCATCTTTAATCTTTGTTAAGCTCTCTGCCGCCGTCATAGACGGCCCGTCCATCTTGTATGGATTCTCAGCCAACATATTAGCAATTCGTCTTGTTTCTGGATTTGCGCTAGTAAGGGTTCTTGATAGCGGATCAAAGCCCAAAGCCTTAGCTAAAAACTTTCCAGTTTTCCCAGATACCTGCTGACCATTTGCTACTTGAGCAGCGCCCACGCTTAACTGCTCTGGAGTTATGCCCTCTGCCTCTGCTTCTGCTTTTATTTTTTCAGATTGAAAATCAAAAACAGTATCTTCGCCTCTAGCAATCCTTGGCTCCACATTCATAGAGCGTTCGATTTCTTCTAGTTGCGATTTGTTAATGTATCGGTTTAGTTGATTTGCGCCTACACCAATGGCGCTACCAAGTAAAAACGATGCACCAACATTAATAGCAGACTCACCTATGGTGCGCTCTAATTGTGTAGAGTGCAGTGCCGCCTCTGTAACCGCAGAGCTTGCAGAAGAAATAGAGCCAGTAATAATACCAGCGCTTAAAATAGAGTTGCCTGCCTTATAGGTTTTAGCAACCGCGCCACCTATAGGGATTAGGTTAATTGGGTCAGCAATAGCTACGCCAGCACCAATTACAAACGACATAGCGCCGCCCTTTCTAATAGTTTCTCTATCTGCCTTTTCTTTAGCAGACTGTCTACGCAAAGCGTTTATCTCATCGACTGTATCGGCAAGAGCAGCATTACTAACAAAAACGTCGTCTAGCGCTTCTTCTTCAGTAAGGTAGTCAAATGGATTAAATGAGCGATCATCAACCCGTCTAGGCAACCCTTCTTCTTGGGCTAAAAACGAGCCTATTGTGTTTTCCTGTCTCCATAGGGCAGATGCAAGCTCAGACACCGTAGGCTTGTCTGGCTCGGCCTCAGCTAAATTAACCAGTTTATTTTTTAAAACTGCGTCTTCTGGAGAAGAAACAAAAGGCATTATTGGTTTTCCTCACGAATTTTTCGTCTTAACCTTTCTTCTTCTTTGCGTCTCTTTTCGGTTGACTCTTGAAGGGCGGCACGCTGAGACTTGCCTTTCTTCGATATCGCCTCGCCAACCTGACCAATAAGACCTAATGCTGCACGCTGTGGCGCTGTTGCCATAACAAGACCCTTTTCAACTAGGTCTGCATAGTCTTCATAAACGGTAACATCTTTGTATATTTCAGATGCTGGTTTTACTTTGGTTCGAACGCGCTCTGGTTTAACGCCTGTTTCTTCTTCAATAATTCTATCAATTCTGGATTGCTCTAGCTTTTGTTGCGCAGGGGTTAAGGCTCTTTTTTCCTCTATCCTTGCTCTAGCTTCTTCTAATTTTCTTTCTCTTGCCGCATCAACATCTGGCATAAAATATTCATTAGTAGTTTGAATGATTCCATTCTCATCTATAAATGATATTTTGTACATCGGCCTGCCTTCAGATGCGGTTCTGGCAGTTACATCGTCGCTTAACAGCATGATGCTATCTGGGTCAATGTCCCCATAAATATCCGAGCCTTGAGACAAGCCAGCTATTATTTCTTCTCTCATGTACTCAATGTCACCGCTAATAGCGTAATACTGCTCTGGCGGGTACATCATTGGCCCAAATGAAGATTCAGAATAATTTGTATTCAAGAATTTTTCGGCTTGCTCTTGAGCGGTATCTTTATCTGCGCCGTTTGTAAAATACGCTTCAAACACGGTTTGATACTGCTGTACTGCAAGCCCCATAGATATAGGGCTAACGTCACCCACGATATCTTTTGTCCACTTGCTATATTCTTTTGGATACTTTTCTTTTTTGATTTCAGCTTGTCTTTGGCTAATTCGTGCTTGATCCATTTCGCCACCAAGGTACTGCTTGCTAAGGTCATACGCCTTTTCTGGCGACATAACGCTCATTAAACGAACCATATTAGTGGCAAAGATTTTGGCCGACGGAGGAACCATTGCGTCAAACATTCCAGGAATTTCATCAACACGATCAACAAGCATAGCTGCTTCAGTGATTAATGCTGGGTCTCCAGAGGATATAAATTGGTTTACCTGCCTCTTAATTTTGCTTGGAACCATACGTGTAGCGCTAATGTAATTAGCTTGCACAAGTGACTTGTTTTCTACGCCTTCTAGCTGTGGCTCTAATACCTCCTCGTAGTATTCATCAATACCTTTTTGCTCAACTACAACGCTAGAGTCTCCCTTAATCCTATCGGAAACATCTAGTATTCGACGATTTTTGTCTAGCGTTTTACCTTGATTAGAGTAAACCCTATTAATGATAGATGTTCTTTCATCTCCAGTAATATCTTCGTTTTTAAATAAACGGTTAGCGTCTGCGATAATTTCATCGCCTGGTCGAAGGTCGTTTGCTGCCGCAATCTCTAGGTTAGATACCTCTAGCGCAATTTCAGAGCTTCTTTGAGATGCCTCTTTTGCAACCGCTATGCGAACATCATTAACTCGAACATCAATCTTTTGCTCTAATGCGCGCTTTTCATCTGGAGTTAAATCTTCAAAAAAATCTAGCTCCCTTAGATCAGATAGGAACTTTTCACCTTTAGCAAGTCTTGTTGTTAAGGTCTCATCTTCATTAAAGACTATTCGGTCAATTTCACCCAAATAGATTTCTTCTGCAACATTCTTGCTCAAATTATCCAATCGAGTCTTAGCTTCCGCTGGATCAACAAATGCCCCAACTTCTTCTATTCTTTTGTATAGCCTAGCCTCTAGCGCCTGTTGCTTCTCGGTATCATTGTTTCTAGCGGCATAAAGAATTTCATTCTCTAGCGAATCTAACTCAGACCGAACATCAGTTAAATTTTTCTGAAAAGTGCGATCAACAAAAGACTTTTTTAAGTCTCTTTCACGAAAGTAAATGTCTTGCTCTAACTGAGGCAGTATTTCTGCTTGTATTTCTGGTGGCAATCCAATCATTACGCCATTTTGATAGGCTTGTGCTTCTTTTGTGTATGCCGCTGGATCGTCTTTAAACTCAACAGCAAGCTCATCTAGCCGTCGCTTTGCATCTAAAGCAATGCCAGACTTATAAGAATTAATTGCGGACTCATTAAATGCTTGCCCGTAATAAGTAGTATCTTCTTGTAGCTCTGGCGCAATAATATTTCCTTCTTCATCGCGCTCAACTTTAGAACCAGCTAAAGCACCCGCCTTAGCCGCCTTATCTGCTCGCTCTTGTAATGCAACCTGCCCAAACTGCGAAGCCGCTTCGCCAACTTGATCGGCAAGACCTGCAAGTGCCTGAAAGCGTTTGGCAGTAGAAAAGTCTGGGCCTGTTGGATCAAACCTACCATAATAATCTATCTGCTTTATTGCCATTGATTATGCTCCACCAATGCTTTGGCTTTGTTGAACCTGACCCGCTACTTGTGTGCCAGTCTGTAACAAGGTAGATGCCGCTTGTAACTTTCCTGTTCGTGCCGCATTAGCGCCTTGTCGTCGTAACTGTGCTTGCCGTAGTTTATCCGTAAGGCTAATAGCGCCCTCACTTATTCCCACTTGTTTAGCGCTTGCTAGGGCTATGCTTGCTGGAGTACCTTCACCCGCAAGTCCAGATTGCCCCATACCCACCATGTTAGCCGCTAAAGCTCGGTTTAACTCTTGTCGTCTCTGTAACTCACGGCTTTGTGCTGCAACCTTTTCTTGCTCGGCTTGGCGTTTTAACTCATCTTCTTGCACCCTGCCAGCAACATAAGAAGCCCTAGCAGATACACCGCCAGATGCCGCAGCCAAAATTGCAAATATAGTAAACGGGTCCATTAGCTTGACTCCACCTCGTATTCAATCGCCTGGATATGGAAAGGCGTTGGGTCTGGTACACTGATTGTTGGCATAACGTCTCGATTCCAACCGTTAATATAATATACATCGGATATTATGCCACTTAATGCTGTAGGGGCGCTATCTAGGGGCGTGGTTGGCGCAGAGCCGAACGTTCTAATCGGAACAGGGTTACCGTCCACATGGACGCCATACGTCTCATATACGCGCATATTGACTCGTATAATGCGCTTTAATCTCATCGCATTCTGACCAGAACCCATATTCGTATTTAGTGGCATTGGTATTAATTCTGGTACAAAGTTTAAGCCCAATTCAATTTGAGAATAACCGATCTCGTTAGCGTCTAATTCTATCTCGCCACTCGCTACGGTTTTTGGACTAAGCACAATTCCATCACCGACAATCTGTACCGTATCGCCCTCTAAATGGCTAAGACCTGTAATGACTGTTTGGGTAGGTGTTGGACTTACCTTAATAGACGAGTCCATTAAATAAGAGAAGTCCCATCGCTCAACATACGATACGGTAGAGCCGTCAATCTCTCTCTCATTAACTATATAGAATTCATCGTCAACAACAGCACCCGACTTCAAGGCGCCACTGGTAGTCCACTCTGTATAGCCGTTAATATCCTGAGAGCGCAAAGTGTTTAGGATTGCCGCCCCGCCATCACTGTTAATAATGAATAGCCAGTTAGAGTCCTCACTCTGAGTACCCGTCAACAAGGCTAGGTCAATAGGTTGCTTGATTAAGTTTGACGCTAGAACGGACTTATCCTGCGTTGTATAGGCATCCTCATTGAATGAGTAGATAAAGTCTCTTAACGTCTTACCATTACGGTCGATAAATAGGGTAGAGCCGTCTACTTCCTGTACTTCAATGTTAGATGCACCGTGTGAAGTCTGTGGGGTAATCGCTACCGTGCTTGGTGTTAATGGCTTAACGGTTACCGCAAACTCAGCACCCGAGGTAAATATCTGTAAAGTCCTGCCAGGGAACACGTCAACAATGTCATTCAGCTTTCTTGACGAGATCGTCGCGAAGATTCCTTCATCGTCATCGCCATCATCAATATCAAAGTCAAAGAACGATCCCGTTTTACTAGCGAATAAACTTTGTCTCTTAGACTTAGTACCACCAATGACTAACCGACTCTCATAGAAACAAGCCGTCTTAGGCCAGCCCCTAGTAGCAGACCATACGTCCTCTTTTCTTGGTGAGCCGCTAGCAGTCTTAACAAAGCCAACCGTCTTACTAGCCGTTCCACTGGTCGCAAATCCAGAATACAACTCGAAGTCTTTTGCAGACTCACCGCCCACGGTAATGTCATACACACCCGCAGAAACATAGGAAACGCTTACGCCTGTGTCGCCCATGACAGGCATTTCTTGAATGTTCTTCTGTATGTTAAATACAGTGGACTCTCTCTGATCTGCGTTAGCGTCACCCGCAAAAGTAATGTTCTTAGATAACACACCCTCAATGTCTAGCTGAAACGTATCACCAGCTACGAAAGACGTTAGCGTCATTCTCTGCACGTCATTGACAGGGGTGGGACTAAGAGCATCGTTATAGTCAAATTGTGGGACGTTTACGAAAGGTGCAAGGTCTAAGAACCAATCGGAGTCAGTGCCTAAGTTTACTAACCGACTAGGCGCGTAGTCCTCTTGGAACAACAGCATGACGTTCTCGACTTGGGTATCCCGAATATCTGGAATGGCGGCAGACTGCATTGCCATCTTAACGTCGGCCACATAAGTGTCTGGCGTTCTAATAATCCGAATGTTCTTATCTGTTAATACAAGTAAATAATGTCGATCAGATTCTACGGAAAAGTCTAATAGCTTGACGTTAGATGCCGTTGCAGACTCATTAAATAGGTTAAAGTCGGATAATGTAACCTTAGCAGTACCTAAGTCTGTGGCTGTAGTCTTTACGATTCGCCAGTATCTTTTGGTGACTCCTGCTTTGAATCGGAAGTCTTGTGCGCTTGGCCCAAGTAGGGGAATATCGGCAAGTTTCGTCCATGCAGACCCATCGTCACTATGCTCAATATCAAATTCATTAGACGTACCAGACGTAAGTAGTATGCCCCTAACGTCAACCACCTCAATATATTCTGCGCTGCCCAAATCCATTTGCGCCACAACATACGGGTTTGTCGTACTAATATTCGCTGTCGTGCTTGTAGACGTAGCGTCGTTTTCATCGTCAATGTCTCCAGGTGTTCCACCCTCGGGCATGGTCATAGTGCCTGCAAGTTTCTGTAAGACGTTTAACGCTCGGTCTATATACTGAGTGCCAGCCCTACGCTTCATGCCGCCCTGTGGGACGATAACAAGGTTCTTAGCAACCTCTGCGCCTTGGTAGTATTGGTCAATATCCACCCGACCTTTTAGTAAAGGGGACAGAGCGCCACTAACTAGGCTGGTTTGAAAGAATCTTGACTTAGCCATCAGACCTCCATAAAGGTCAAATTCATCGAGAAAATGTCCACAACCAGAGAAGTTGTGCCATCTCCCTTAATCATTACATGAAATTCATCACCCGTATTGATCTGGAATATGCCGTTAGATGATGCCGATCCTCTTTTGTTTGCAGACGTAAACGACCGCACAATAGCTTGAGGACTTATAACGTCATTGATAGATAGGGCTATGGTTACATCAGCAACCTTTTGCGAACTCATATCAACCGAGCCAACAAACTGAAACAAGCCACCAACACCAGTATAAGTCAGAGTATTATCGGCTAGGGTAAAGTCTCGGGCTGGGCCAATAGCCATATTGGGTACTTCAGTATACGTTACACCATCGTTATTCAGAGGCAAAACTGTCTCTGTGCTTAAGTAGTAGTAAGCATACTCTCGGTCTAAAAAAGACGTTTTTGCGACCACCACGCTGTTCTTAGATACCGCTGTGACCTTAGCCGTGTAAACCTCAACCGAGTTATTAACGATGATTAGGTCTTTAACCTGTAGCTTTGTGTACGCCTCGTTAAAATAACCAGCGCCTAAAACTACTGTACGCCCATCCAGTGTTTCGTAAGTATAGATTCTGGGTGCAGGAGAACTGCCGCCAACATGAGAAAAGCTCTCGTTATCAAACATTAGAACCTCACATTGGTAAACGGGTTAGACGTAATCGGAACCTGTGGATATTGTTGTGAGTCTGTGTATCTAGCCATGCGTGACTGATTAATGTATTCGTTGGTCATTGTCTGACGCGCTGAATCGCTGTCTCGGATCGATGCGGCAAAATCCCTAGCTAGGGCATACTCAATCATTTTAGAGAAGTATACGGGCCATTCAGACTCTGGTGCGTTGTATATGTAATCAGCATACAAAGCGCTTGAAGTGTCCGTGTAAACCTTGTCACCGTACAGTTGATAGCTTGTATTGGGGTACAGCTTGATAAGGAAAAGCATATCAGTGGGTAATTGATATATGCTGCGCCACTCATCGTCTACTGGAACTTCAGTTGTTAGGGATAACTGCGCCTTCTTCTTGGCAAAGCCCCAACGATGCTTGGTTAATTCATTCTGCACGATATTGTCGTACAGGTTCGATGCCACTTGTTGCGCTCTAGTGCCACCAGTAAGGGAGTTAATAGGAGTGTCGCCAATTAGAATGAGAGCATTACTAATTAGGTCTATCTTAGAAGCCATAACTCACCTTTGAAATAGATGGGGGCCGAAGCCCCCGATTGTGCTTAAACGTTGCCTACAGCCGTACCAGATGCACAGTCAACTACACCAGCGCTATTAGAAATAACGAAGGATACAGTTACAGCAGGTGCGTCAGTATCAACAATCAGAACTACGTCGCCAACAGTAAGCTCGGCGCTTGCGTTGTTGAAGTAGCCAGAACCAGCAACAGTTGCAGGTGATTCAGTAGATGAGTAAACCCATACCGCGTTTGCATCACCAGAACCACCAATGCGTGAAAGACCGTCTCTTGAAAATGCCATGATTTAGTCTCCTTTACGCAGTGCGATCATATTGAACTTTAACCAAACCACCCTCGTCGCGTACGACAGAGCCAGCCTTCAGCATACCATTGGTAAGCCATGCGGTTCGCTCGGGAATCCAGTTAATTTCGGTTTTCATGTCAATGCCGATAGCAAGGCCAACAGCAGGACGTTGGAAGAACCAAGAGTCAACAATGTCTGAAGCTACAGTTAAGCCGCCTTCGTTTCGTGTCTCAATGACAATGAACTGAAAGCCGCACAAAGTGTTAATCTCACCAGAGACCAAAGCCTTGATAGCCTGGTAGTCAGCAGAAGTTGCCTTCTCATCGTTCAACAATCCACCAAGACCCTGCGCGTCAATAGCCGCAAATAGCTCAGTGTTGGGTACACCTTGGTCACGGAGTGCTACTTGAGCCTCAATAACTTTAGCCATAGTGAGGTTAGTACCGCCCTCAGGAATAGCAGTAGTTAATGGGGTAGAAGCGTCCATTGCATCAATAACGAGTTGGTCAGAACGACGACCAAGAGCGCCTGCGATAGTGCTTGCAAGCTCCTGCTTCTCATCAAAGTTGACTTCAGCAGCGTCAAAGATGTCAGTGTACTCGGGCGCGTTCCAGTTGCTAAGAGTAGCAGTCTTGAACTCGTGCCCTACGTCCATTGGAGTTACTAAGTCAGAAGTTGATTTCTGGTTAGCAAGACCTTTGCCCATACGACGGAATTTGTAGGTATCGCCTACAACGTTATTACGGACGGTTACTGCGCCTTTCAGTAGGCCCATGCCCTGATAGGCATGCTTGACCATACTGTCAAACTCAATTACCGCTACAGCAGATAGATTTTTACTCATGTGATAACCCTCAAAACGAGTAATTAATAAAAGTTTTGTAGGTTTTCGACTGAGTACCCGACAGATTCGGTCAGTCTACAACCTTATAAATCTGTCAGGCCTCGAAGGGGTATCCGACTACACTATAATAACATCTAGTTATAAAAAAACAAACTAACCAAATGTTTGTGTATAAGGGCTAGCTGTGTCTGCAAAATTCGCCATGAAGCTTATTTCTAGCAGAATAAGCAGCGCAAGCCGCTTCAAACTTGGAATCAAAAAAACCAATGTGACAATCTTTGTTGCCAGACCTAACTCTTACATGCCATTTTTTTTGCCTGCTTGCCCAAGATACATTTTTAATACCGCTGGTATTGGTTATTGGTTTTTTGTAATTCTGCATGTTCTCTGCTTGGCTACAAGCTCGCAGGTTTTCAATTTTGTTGTTTAATGGATTGCCGTCAACGTGGTCTATGATTTTGGGAAGATATCCATTGTGATACAAAAAAACCAGCCGATGAATGTAATAAACAACACCGCTTATTTCGCATCTTAAATAACCCTTATCAGTTATCCACCCAAGTGTTTTGGTGCTGCTTATGCCGTTTCTTTTTGATTTCCAGAAAAGATTTCCGTCGTTATAAGTAATGATAGATTTTAAGGTTTGCTGATTTATCATAACCACTGCTCCTATGGTTTGCGCTCATGTAGGTAACGCGCCAGACTGGTGAGCTTCCAGCTTTTCCCCCGCTAAGGGTAGGCGCGCTATTAGTATAACACTTATCCGAAGGTTTGTACGTACGGCTTATCGCCACCGAATTCACGAAACATGCGTTGAATCTTAGCTTCATGGTTCCGATCAACCGAACGAAGTAGGTTTCCGTTCTGATCTTTCTTGTACATTTCAGCCTCAATTGCTTCCCATGTAATACCGCCTGGCTCAACCACTCCATCAATCGGTAACTTGGCTGGAGCAGTAGCGCCAATCAGAGCCTCAACCAATTCAACCGCCTCAGCACTGTTCACACCGTACCGAACACGCTCATAAGTCTCTGGATCAAGGTTATTCTTCATGAACTGCTCAACAGTCTTAATGCGCTGCTGTCCATTGTCACCAAGTTTAGCCAATTCGGTTTCAACGGAAACTTCCTCGACTGCTTGTGACTGTGCAACCAACAAATCCCACGCACGATTGAACGCGTCTTGTGACATATTGGTTTCTTCAGCAAACGTCTTAAGCTCAGAGAGTAGCTCGTCGCCATCCTCTACGCCCTCGGGTACAGAGTAACCCTCTTTAGGCGCACCCTTAAAGCCACCAAATCGCTTCTCAAGCTCGGTATACGCCTTAGCTTGATCTGCTATTGATTTATATTTGTCAGCCTTAAACCACTCTGGAGTGTCTCCTGAGCCCTTAATTCCTTCAGTTAAAAAGTATTCACCCTCTGACAACGTAGGGCTTGATTCATCTAGTAAAGACTCCCCGCCTTGCAGGGTATCGTCTACGACGGCCTGATCTTCCATAACTCTATCTCCAAGGATATTGAATAACAGCCCTTTTAGGACTGACCTGCTGGTGTTTCAACAGGATTTCCATGATTCGACGCTCACCATTCAATAACGCTAAATCGTTAACGTCGATCCAATCTAAATGCTTATCGCCTTGGTAACAGCGAAACGCACGAAACTTGTGGATATATTGGAACTTATCGAACTTGTACTGCTCTTGAATCTTATCTAGCCATTCAAACTTAAACTTTGACGACACCAACCAGTCTTTCTCGTCGCAGATCAAAGTGTATTTAGGCTGAACAGCCCTCGGCTTTCTCTTAGTCTCGGTCATAACTCCTCCGCTTGCCTTACTAAATGCAGGATAAACTTAATCGCACCCGCCTCACCATTGTGATAGGCCGCTTCATAGTTGATATTCTGCGAACTTAGGGGCGTGTTGTTGTCGATTAAGAACCTGCGACTTAAATCCTCAATAACTTTAAAGCCGTCATCAGTAGAAAAACAGCGATGATAAGCCTTGGCTAACTCAACCTGCTTTTCTCTGATCTGGGCTTTGCTCTTATTTGCTTTTTCTTGGTCTATCTCTAAATTTTCCCAACTCATTCAACCGCCCGCAATTGTGGTTGTTGTTGCATCTGTGCCGCTTCAGCACCCGCTTGGATGATCTGCTGCTTCTCAGAGTCAGATCGTACCAATTCGCTAGACATTCCTGTCTTTTCAGCCGCCCATGTACCGAAGTCCTCAGTCTTAAACGCCATCATTACCTGCTCTGGGCCTGCCGTCTGAAGTACAAACTGAACCGCCTGCTGTACTGCTAGTAAATCCTCGGCATCCTGCGCCCTAGCCAGCGGAGAAGTGAACTTTACGTCTACATCCACACCGTCTAATTGGATAGGCGTAATCAATCCGCGACGTGTAAGGATAGCAACGCAACGCTTCAGAACTGGCATTAGCACTTCAGTCTGTAATCGACCGAAGGCTGAACCTATACGCTTGGCTAATTCTCTCGACTCAATGGCTATTTCAGTAGCAGATCGCACTGGGCCAGTTGGGTCACGCAGATCGTTAAACAATGCAACCTTGATTGCGTTTTGTAGCTCACTAATTTCAAACTGCGCCAGTTGTAAATTGCTTGAAGTATCTAGCCGTTGAATAGATGGGTTACTTGTGTTGTTAGAACCTACAGGAATGACAATGCCAGGGGCGATTGTTAGGTTATAGGGGTTGGTCACACCGTCATCAGTCGCGGTATACATACCCGCTAGATCAATAGCCGCCTTTTGGAGTACAAACTCTTTAGCCTTATTCAGCGATCTAACGTCGGGCAATGTCTGCATGGCAGGGCCACGACCTCGAACCTCGCCTGCTACCTTAGTGTATCGACCAGTAACCCAAGGCGAAGTATCTCCGAAGTCCTCGAACCATGATATGTGCGCCTCTTTCTTAACCCACACGATACCGTAATACTTCTTAGTCTTAGGGCAGTAAACAACGCCTTCCGATATCTCTACCTCTTGGTCGGGTTGGTTCTCGATAATGTTCCGAGTGGTTGATGATGGCTCAAAGCCTCGCCACATTCTTTCCAATAGACGCGCTTTTACCTTCATTCGTCGCCAGTGAGTCTCAATCGTACCGAATGGCCCTTCTTCAAATGCGATTCCTTTCTGTGGGATAGCATGAAATACAAACGGCATTGTATCGTCGTCAGTCTCATCTATCCGTAGAGTCGCAGTACCCACCAATAAATCAAGGGCGGCCTCGTAAAACTGAGTGCCGAAGTTTGATCGGTTGATATAGTCAAACACGATACTGGCTTGAGTCTCTAGGTTCTCTCGAATGTCCTGCTCTGACACGCCAAAGTCACCAGATTCTAGCGCTCTCAATACCTGCTCGCTAGGCTGGAATGTAGCCCAACGCGCCCAAATAGGTGCAATGCTTTCTTGTAGCTTGCTTGCGCCCTGCTGAATAGCAGTCAGTGACGTTGAATCGAATATGCGATCCATCTTCTTCTGACCTTTATCCTCTCGGTCAAATAGGTTTCGTTGGGGCAAGAAGTATTCGTAAACGTCTGACAATTGAGTGTGCCACATAGCCTCTGAATCGAAAGCCTTAGCTTCTCGCGTAACCATGTCATTGAGTGACCCTAAGTGTGAAGGTATTTGCATATTAGCCCCCTAGCGCTGTTGTGCGCTTGGCATACCTGATCGAGGCATTGAGCCGCCACCGAAATTAGATGAACCGCCACCATAACCGCCAGACGTTCTTACCGATCCACCAGCCATACCACCCATTCCACCCATCATACCGCCAACAAGTGACCGACCGGCAGAACCACCAAGCCCAGAGGCACGACCACGACCTGCCGCTTCTTCACGGCTTCTTGGTGCGCCACCTAATAGGCTAACTGTTCCACGTTTACCACGAGATAAAGCACGAAAACGGTCTTCCTGCTCCTCGATCTCTTTATCTAGCATGATAGTTTGACGACGTTCTACCGCGACTTCTTGCGCTGTCTTTTTCGGAGCTTTTGGTTTACGCATGTAATAACCTCACATAGAGTTGATAAGGTGTAAGAATCAACGGGTTATTGATTCCAAGTATTTGTTTGACGTGTCCCACACAAGTATTGAGCATGATTGGACTACGCTTGCATTCTTTCCTTTTTGCCTTAATGACAATCACATCTTCTAGTGTAAACGGTTTATCATCCACTGTAAAAATATCCAGTGAGCCAACGGTCTTGCCGTACACTATCCACCTACCACGGTCTGGAATGACAACGTAACAATGACGGCAAAACGGTTGCAGGAATCGTGACCACCAATGCCCATCGTCATCACAGAACACAACGTACACATCAGAAGACACTAAACGCCACCTTAGCCGTTGTAGGACGATGAAAGCCCTGCGCCCTAGTCAATGCCTGCCTGCCCTCACCTTCGCCCTGTAAAGCGTATTCAAGAGCTTCTACGGGATGTGAGTATTCGTTCTTATCGGGTTCATCAGTGTACCGATCCCCCGAGACTTGGATGCGTCGATAACAGAACCCACCTTGTAAGCCCTTGCGTATCATCTTGGCCTTACCTGTTAGCTGGAACCTTGGCTTACCATCCATGCAGTTTTCCTTCATCGGTAACTCTAAGGCAGCACGTCGCATTGCAGGATCGTTAGTGCTAGTCGGGGAACATGGAATACCTGCCGCGCGTATGATCTTAAAAGGCGTATCTGCATTGGCCTGGTTCTTGTTGTCGCCCGATGGGTCACCCCAGCCCTTAAACTTGTGATCGGGATAATTAGCGTCGATATAACGTTTTAACTGTGGTGCAAAGTCTACCGCGCCCGAGTCTGTTAAACAGAATTCATCGAAGCACACCCACCTACCCATTGACGTACGCTGTAAGAATGCACAAGCAGGAGTCCGACCAAAGTCAAAGCCGAGTATGATAGGGATGTCTTTCGATGGCTCGAAGTGATCTTGCGAGCAGTGTACCGAGTCGACGTACATAGGGTGGACTGGCTTGCCACTAGATACAAAGCCGTATTCATTCGCTAGGTTGACCTTTATCCAATCGTCTGTTTTACCTTGCAGACCGCGTGAGTAGTAAGCAGTCGGCAGGTTGTCTAGGTTCTCGGCATCGGGATTGATAACCCATGACTCGCCATCCTTAAACACACCCCCTGGTTGACGATGAAAAGCCCAGCCTTCTGGGCGTTCTTCCTCTGCTAGCTTGTAATACCAGTGATCCTCGTCGGGTGCGTTCGAGTCGCCTATGATGCCGTAGTGAGTAGGACGTGCGCCTTCCTTTGGTGACGGGTATCGACCAGCCCGCAGATCGAGCATATCAACAACGGCCTTAGAGTGTTCCTTTGCCTCGTTCAGCCAGACCCATGTGGTCTGAATACCTCGAGCCTTCTTAACGTGATCTGGGCGATCAAAGGCAATAAAGATAACCTCACACCGAACACTTGTACCATCGTCTAATTGAAACGCCAGGCGATGCGTGGGCGGTTCTTTATTACCCTGCTTAAACTCGCCCAAGTCTCCGAGTATCTCCAGCCAGTCCTTGATTGTCGTGCTGAATAGCTCGCTGTATGTATTACGAGCCGCAATGATTCTGGTCAGTCTCACCCCGTGATTAGGATGCTGTTCGCTTTTGACTGGCGCCTGCTCACACATTAGATCAAACAGTTTGAGGATAGTCTGTACTGTCTTACCACTACCGAGCGGGCCCATAATGAAGCTGTTACGCTCTCGGCAATCAGCGAATTCTTGAAGCACTCGCCCTTGTGGTTTGAGATGATACTCAATCGTCGGCATTACTCTACACCGTCGAAGCGCTTTTTAAGCACAGACACGACCAGCGCATCACCGCCTTCGCCTGTAACCTCAGTGGCCTTAAGGTCTGGCAGGTACTTACCTAGTAGCTTGATACGCGCCTCAGTAGCGTACTTTAAGGCGTTTAGCTCGTTAGCTTCCATGCTAGCGCCCTGCTGTTCTATTTTCACAATGTTATCAACAGCTTTTTCAAGATGCTTTTGTTTCGATAATAGGTCTCTTAGCGACTCCTGACGCATCGTTCTTTGCTTTGCCGCATTGGTTGCTGCCATGACTCACCCACGCATAAATTTTACCTATTGCATAATAACACAAATTAATATAACTAAATAATCTATACACTTTGTTACTATATCTATTTACACGATATCATCTATTAATAAATAATCACCTCAACGGCTCACGGGGAGCCACACAGCCTGGGAGGGCAGCACAATGACTTCATTTGATATTGAGAAAAAGCGGTTAGATGGTATTTATTACGAGGGCTTTAATCTCATGCAATCAACAATCAATGCACACGGTGTTGAGTTTGCACACCGCATGTTTAACGCTTACCACAAGCCAGGCGAGCCACACCGAGGCACTATTGAGGGCTATTATTTTATGAAGGGCGAGTTTGACGCCATTTTTAAAGCCACATACAAGGCCGCGTAAGCGGCCCAAGGGGTTAACAATGAACACACAAGAGAAACGACTTTATGCGATCATCATGGCCTTACTGTTTGCAGTACTTGCCCTGGGCATTGCTGGAACTGGAGACATCGAGGCAGAGGAAGATAGCGCCAGAATGTATAACGAGATGGTTTGCAAGGGTCACTGGCCCGACTATGAGGGGAGAAAACCGAAATGCCCTTAAAAGTATTGGTCGCCTGCGAGTATAGCGGCACAGTAAGAGAATCATTTATAAGGCGCGGACACTACGCGCTTTCTTGCGATCTACTTCCTGCAGATGATAACTCACCGAATCACTATCAAGGCAATGTCTTAGATATCTTGAGCGATGATTGGGATTTAATGATAGCCCACCCGCCCTGCACCTATCTGGCAGTTAGCGGACTGCACTGGAATAAAAGAATTGAGGGTCGCGCTCAGAAAACCGAGGAGGCGTTAGAGTTTGTTCGCCTACTCTTAGATGCGCCCATTCCTAAAATCGCAGTAGAGAATCCTGTAAGCTGTATCAGTACACGCATTAGAAAGCCCAATCAAATAATTCAGCCTTGGCATTTTGGAGATGATGCTAGCAAGAAAACTTGTTTATGGCTTAAGGGCCTGCCGCCACTTGTAGAAACGAACAGACTAGAAGGCGACGATAAAACTCGCAGGGCAAATCAAACGCCAAGCGGACAGAACAAACTAGGGCCGAGCGCGGACAGGTGGAAAATACGTAGCAAAACTTATCAAGGAATTGCAGACGCCATGGCAGATCAATGGGGCAGCGCATGAGTGCGATTACTTCTTGAAAATCCTATCCCACCCTTCAGCGTAAGCCTTCCGCGTTTCTTCCGTAGCCCTTCGGGGCTTCGATCCTTTGCCACCGTCCATTTCTGGAAAGTGGCGCTTTCTCGTTTCCTTATCTAGCTTGTGTCTTAAGTCCACTAGAGAAACCCCCACAATATCCAAGCCGACAACAACAAAAGGCTTAGGTGTATAGGGAATGTAATCTTGAAATTCTTCGCCAGGTCTAGCTTGAAGATTTCCCAATCTGCTTTTCTGTGCGCCTTCTTAATCTCTTTTTCAATACTCATACACGCCACCAGTTGTAACCGTGTTCCTGAGCGCCACGAATGTTATTTCGGATGCAGTCAGAGCTAACGCTAAAGATCATTCCTAATCTTTCATAACCCAGCCCCTTAGTCCTTAGCTCCATCGCCTCGACTACCTGCTCAATACTTAGCTTTCGTTTCCTCGGTCTGAATACCAAAGTCGCGTCATGTAAATCATCAATCGTCATAAATCCCTCACCCGTCCGTAAAACAACCACACCCAGAATCATCGAACATTGGCAGCTCAAGTGTCTGGCTATCTAATTCATCTCGAAACTCTTTTAACGTAATGTATTGAGTTTCAGTATTATGCACTTTTCTCAAAAATGGCTTCGCAGTTTCACCTATTGCCGACATTGCTCTGTTCATCTCTGCCTCATGGTAAGCAAACCGATCTGGGTTTGTTCTATATAATCGCTCAAACTGAACCAAACCTGCCTTGCAACAAAAACCACCACAGTTGTTATGCTCGTATCCTTGCTTATAAAGCCTTGGCTTTTCAATTTCATACTTATCTAAATACCATTCAAACTTCGGTCTATAGACTTTATGCTCAATAATTAAAGAGCGAACAGGTCGATCCCAGTTTTTTTGCGCTCTTTCTAACCTATCTATTTCTGAATAATCCATTCCCAAAATAAGCGGATCACCTGGCTTTGCGTTTTGATCTAGCCACGCTTTTACTGGCTTTGTTTTTAGCTCAGTTGAACAGTGAGCAGTTCGGCTGTTGCCTATCCAACGCTTATCAATGTAAACATCCCAAGGTGTTCGCCCATCTGTTAATGTTATGATTTTCTTGCCAACAGCTTTGGCTACGTCTTCATTGAAACGGTAGAGATCTTCATCCTCTATGAGCGTATCCGCAAATATTAGGTTAAAATCTAATCCTTGCTCGTAAGCTATAAAAGCCGATACAGCGCTACCCATTCCTCCGCTAAAACTAATTTGATAAGTCATTAGTTATAACTCCTCGGCTCGTAGCCTTCACTTTCCCCCATGGCTTTTAACTCATCTCGATAGTGCTTAGATATCTCTTTCTTAATCTCGGGCGTAGCCTTAAAGATACCCCGCTGCTTCTCTCTTAAAATCTCCATATGACCTTCACCAAAATACTGATTAAGCCAATCTGTAAACTTCAAGGGGTTCTCCGTAAAATCTCTGTGACACCAATGACAAAGACAAACCGCGTTATCCAGTGACCACCTAACCGACTTCAGCCTGCGCCCGTAGATATGAGCGCACTCCATTCGTGAGTCAGTCTTTTTGCAGTGTTCACAAGTATAATTTGCTTTCTCTCGTACAACATCACTAAACCATTTATCACACGCTTCTCTTTTTATCACTTTCTTTATCCTCGATGGTGAACTGGCGCTCTCTGCCGATGGCTTTCGCGAAGTGTAAACAGCTTGGACACACCCACCCATTGAGCCTAAAATTTTCCGATGCGGTAAAGACCTCCTGCATCTGGACATCGCAATCATCGCACATCATTATCGCAATCACGTTCCCACTCCTCTATTAAAAACTCAATGTAATGTTTGGCTTTCAGTAAATCACTTAGGCCGCCCTTCTCTCTCCACCTGGAGACATACTTGACGACGTTACCCTCACAATACCCCAAACCGTTAGCCATAATATAGTCTATCGGCTGGATATCTTTTGATTGATAGTGATCGCCACCTACTTGATAGTCTTTTGAACTCATGTCACCCCCTAGCAAATCATTTTGTAGCTGATTGTCTGACTCGCAACCTGCCCATATTCTTTATGATAAGTAATCACCTGAGCCTCTCGACCAGACATCCATCCACCACGGCTCGCGTATGCGTCTGGTGCTGCTAAAGTTCTGTGCTGAGTGACTAGCATTAGGTTGGTTTCTTTAACGTCAACCGAGTGATAATGCCCCATGTGAGCGTAGGCGTGTTCAGTCCGTCCGAACACTTCTCGGAATTTAGCCGCAAACACACTGTCTACGTTGGCAACCTTCCGCTTGTGTCCATGATGAAAGAACAATGCAGTCTTGCCCCACTCGAAACAGTAATAAGTATCGGCCGTGTTATCAACATCAATCCTTGGCTCTTGGTCGTACAGTGCCGTTAGGAATTCACGCATCCACGCGCTACTAGCTGGATCGTGATTAGCGTCACACCATTTAATGTGAACCTTCGGGTACTTTTCTAAGAGCATTTTAATAACTCTACGGATAACTCTGATCGTTGTCCTGACTAGCTTTTGAAATCTTGTATCCGCGTCTAAGATATGCCGACTCGCTGGGGTAACCGCTTCGAGTGAGTCAAAGTGGAGAAAGTCACCAAGCTGCGCAAACACACCAACGTCTGCATCTGGTGATAGCTTGATAGCCTGGGCGAACCAGTTAACTAAAGTGTCCTCTGCGATCTGTAAATCCCAGTCAGAGCCCGTTTCTTCATGCCAAGCCAGCATACCTGCATGGTAATCAGTAATAACGTACATATTGCATAGCTGAGACTTTTTAACTTTGGGCGCATCAACCTTTGGCTCTGGCTTGATTTCTTCATTGAGCGCATCAATAGCCTCGCGCATCAACTCCATCTGACGTTCTTGGTTTATGTCAGACTTGACCCACTGGATAACTGGCTCGCCCTCTTTGTACAGCGTTGAGGTTCCTCGAACCTTAAAGCCATCAGGAACGGTATGCACCATGTCGTGTTCTGGTGAGTAGCCTTGTTTCGCGGCTCTAGCTTTGATCCTCTGACACATCATAAGAACATTTCGCTTACTTACATTAAGCGTTTTAGCTAACGTCTCAACGGTAACGCCCTGCGCTCGCGCACTAACAACTTCTCTCTGACGGTCGCTTTCGCAAAACGGTAAATAACTTTCCCAATCGTTCATTTTTAACCCCTTTGAAACTCTCTCATCTTCATGTATTCAGAGTCAGCAGGGACCGGCAATAAAACACCATGATCCGCTGCCCACTCTTGAATCTGATCCATGAAGTAGGTCATCTCACCCTTGGTTAGTTTTGAAGTCCTTTTTAACTGGCCTTCGATTACAGTGTTCCCAACTACAACATCCTCTGTACCGAGGAATTTGTTTTTCATTAGCAACTTCATTTGCTCTGCGTCAACTTCGACCTTTGCAGAGAAGTGTTTGGCCATCATACCGAACCAAGTGTGAAGCAGTGCGTTTTGACTGAGTGATCTTGGGTTTGTGTATTTTCCGGGCTTAATAACCAGAGGGGTAGAAAAGTCCCACCCCTCCAGCCAGTTGAGAAGACTACCGATCACGCCTGGTATGTCTTTCTGATCTCTTAGTAGCCAGCTTTTTTCTGTCATAAGCTATTTGAACGTGGGCCCGCACCAGAGACCTGAACTTCTCTGGCACTTGATCCAGCATTTCTACCCTCTTTTGGCGTGAGGTTTCCGCAATAATCTCTATGGCATAAGTCCTCGGCCACCTCACTCACCCACCGTTTCCTTAACCACTTCTCACCCCTGCTCTTTCGGTAAGTTAAATCTATATTAGAACCTTGGCTCTGAATGTAACCATCGTCCATAAGTAGGCGCAGTAACTCGTTCATTCTACTAGCATGTTTGACCATTGTACATTTTTCAGCCATTTCCTTGATAGTAAACGCTTCGCCTGAGTTGTATAGATCAGTCAATAGTATCTCTTGCATCTGATCCACTGTCTTGAATTTAGCCATCGAACGCCTGCCCGTATTTATTAGTGAAGTAAACTCTCATCTGTTCCTTTTCGGAACCCTCTAGCCAAGAGATATCAGTTAAATCATCAAGGTTTGATCTCTGCCTGATAGTCTTTGGGCCATCGAGTTTGATAGGACTGCTGCCGCCCTTATCCTGCGCCCTTGATAACCAAGAGTTAACAAACCGTTTGATACCTTTTGAAGTCTTGCGCTTTGACGGGTTAGCATCGAGCCAGCTTTCCATCTTCGCTAACTCCTGGAATACATCGACAGCTTGATAAGTCTTTTGCCATTGGATAACGTCCGTGTCCTCTGGCTGCCACTCCTCTCCCGTGTTTAAAATCATCACTTTACCTCAACAATGAAACCTTCATCGGAACTACGAATGCGCTCTACTGTTTTATAGGTGCCTTGTTGTTCATCCCACAGTTGGTGACCTATTCCAACAAACGGACCACCACTAGGATCGAACATGCCAAGATCATTCGGATCAATTCCAGACTGACCTTCCTTGCCACCAAAGCGACAGTACTTCATTGAGTCACCTTCCATTACAAACTTGTATTCTTTATCGCTAATCTTTTCCCAATGATACTCATCACCGTATCTATTTTTCATCACTCAATCCCCTTCATCTTCAGATAACACAGCGCCGCTGCTTTCGTTGGGGTTTTTGCGTCTGCGCTTGTGCAAGTACCATCTGTAAGTATTCCATAAGCTGACCATTCAAAACTGTCATAAGATAAATCCATTCCTTCACGCTCAATGATCGGCCCTATGTCTGACCAGCCTTTACAGTAGTCAACAAACTTTATGTCGTCATTTGGGTCGGTTAGTATCTCAACCTCATCACCGACCAAGCCAATTACAAGCTTTTCATACTCAATCTTTGAAATCGCTAAGTTAATCTCTGCTTCTGTCATCACTTACTCTCCCTCCTGCACTAGGTAATGCAAATGTAATGCACTTTTATGCACCTAAATAATACTCAGCGTACACCTTGTCATTAGAACGCTTGTGCCTGGTCTCTATCTTATAACCCTGCGCCCGTAGTCTATGAACTCTAGATGCCAGCCGCATGCAGCCGAACCTTTCAAGAGCCAAAAGCGGGGTCACTGCGTTCCCTTCACGTAGGTAATTAAGTATTTGTTGTTCTTGATTCATAACTTCCTCCAAAGTTTGTTTAACTAATTGCTTCTGCTATTACTCTAGACACTGGCACTCCCCTCTCTTTAGCCAGTCTCTCGTATTCTGACATCTTTGATCCTCCTATCATTCTTCGTTTGGTTCTTCCTCGAGTGTGAAACTTGCTTGTTTCTTTTGCTTTCATATGATTCTCCAGACAATAGTTGTCATTTAGAGGACTGAGGGTGACCCTAATCCATAACCGTACCAGCTTAGTCCATTCAATCTACAGTCATCAGCAAACATTTCATCGGTGGGTATCTCCGATCAGGCTGCCAAAACCTTCCCATTACTGTCACCACTAAACGCTGTTTATTCCCGTCCTCTAAAGGTCGTAGATTGATTCTGGCTTTATTGAGCAGCTGCACCATGAGACAGCACTATTTAACTAGGCTCGACTAGGCGACTGATGATTGCGGTTTGTAAAACTGGTGTGGTAAACTGCATTCATCATTGACGTCGCACCTCAATGATACTTCCTCCGCACTCCCCGTGCAACCCCCCTCCCTCCAGGGGGGTTTTTTTATGCCTGAATTAAATACTCAATGTTGATATCTAGCGCATCACTAACCTTCTCAATCGTTGATAGCTTCAAGTCTTTCGACTTAGCGATCGTATGCGCCCTCTGTCTGGAAACCCCGAGCAGCTCCGCGAACTGCTCATAGGTTAATCCTCTAGCTTCGAGTACGTTTCTAATGCTTTGCCCTATATCCATTGATTACCCCTAGAATGGAATTGACATGTCGTCGAAATCGTCATCGATGGCCTGCTTGGCTTGCTGCATAGCTGGTTTAGCCACCGCATCCTTAGCCTTGACTGACAGCGAAAAGAACTTCTTGCCCTGCTTAGACTCCTTGATCCAACCAGATAGGTAATGATCTACCCCGCCAACATCAATTGATCCAGTGAAGTCTGGGTGTTTCTCAGACTCTTTCTTGTCGTTGCGAAATAAAACCCCGCGATTAGTGTTATCGTATTCCATTGCTTACTCTCCTGTTGCCGTTCTAAATTCGGTCGATTTCATTATCGCCCGTTCTCCTGTGGTGAACACACCACCCTTACTTGGGGCTTTCCAGATTCCGATCTTTTCTTCCTCTGTTAGCTCGTCCCATGCCTCTTTAGCCATTACTAAATCACCGATCTCAATGCCAGTTTTAATGGCCTCTACACTGTCTATTAGCTTGTTAACTAGCTCCTCGTACTCATCAGGTACGGTAGGCTGTTGCGAACCACGCAATACAGCAGCTTCAGCATCATCATCGACCGCAGGTATACCGAACAGCGCCTGTAATGCGTACCGCCTGGCATACGTCACAGCACTGCCTGCCGCCTGTGGATCGCCCTTAACCATCGGCAAAGTAAACTCGTTCTCTAGCCACTGCCCACTGGTGTGAATAAGCCGCGTCACTACACCAATTGAATTGCCGTCACGATGCGGTAGCTGGACATAACTAAGCCCGTGTTTAAAGCATGGCTCTTTAATCGCTTTAATAACGCTTGTAAGGTCAGCATAGCTTGATTTAAAGAAAGGGTTAGCACTGCCCTTCACAGCGCCTCCCATCTCACCCTGAGCCGCACAGAGCGCCTCAGCTAGTTTCTCTATAGTCTCACTAGACTTCATCAAAAAATCCCTCCATCTCTTGGTTTATAAGGTAGTCCTCTACCTCGTCCATATCACCTACATCAAGGTCCACTTCGTAACCTTGAAAGGTAACCTCTCCCCACTCAACTTCGTAGGTAGTATGTAACGCGCGTCTACCCCATGCTTCAGTAACATCGGTTTCGCTGGTTACAACACAGTTCTTAAACTCCAGTTCATTCACTGGAACGCGAATCATTAACCATACATGTCTTGACATTGCGCTTCCCTCCCTTGTAATTCTGCGTAGCCTTCGGCAAACCCAGCCATGTAGTCTGGATTGTTGTCTAAAGGCCATGAGTACATCTCCGCATCACAGTAGCCACACCACCGTAGCCACTCTGAGTATTCGACTTGATTTAATTCATCCATGTGGTTTCCCTCCGTCATTCCACAGACACAGGTTAACCTATCTGTTTGCAAGCGTCAACAGATGCAATGATTTATTTTAAAGTTTTTTTGTGGTGTACTTGAAGGGTGTTAATTGCAGCTTGCCCCGAAAGGGGCTTTTTTATACCAGATATTCGCCACGCTCTAGCATGTAAGCCAGTTCGTTAGCCCTGTCACCTACTTGAATTGCGTACCTTGAGTTTAATAATTCAGCGGCAGCTTGTGAGTATGCCTTGTTAGATAGGTGTCTAATCATTTTTTTAAAGCCTAAGAACCTGGGCAACCCAAGGTTAAACAGTAGGTCAACCATCGCCTCCTGTCGCACTATGTCTAAACCAGAGAACCACTCAAATACTTCTAGCTCGTTGTAGCATCGCTCAATATCTGAGACGAGCATAACCTCTGCCTCATACCGACTGATACCCATGCTCTCTAGGTTTCTACCATAGCCGATAGTTAACTGATCTGAAGTACATAGGTAAGGCTTTAGTCTTAAACCTTCGTGCCGCTTCAGCATCTCGATAAGGTTACGCATTAGTTTCTCACTGTCTGAATTACTTTCTCGGCTGAACGCCCAACAACGTAGCCACCCAGACCTAACTGTAA